AGAACACAAGATAACAGCAGTTAATGATGGTGTACCTGATGTTGATATCCCTGTGATTGGTAAGAAAGCGTTTATTGAAATGTTCAATAAATAAGTTTATACAAAGAAGGACTTTGTAATAATTATTAATATAAGGAAGGACCTTTACAATGGCGACATTTGCCGCAGATACAGATCTATTAGAATACGAACCTCAGATAAGAGATTATGGTATTCATAACTTTTCAGATCTACATGAAAAAACATACACAGACATAATCAGACTACTGAACATAAAATGGTGGCCTACACAACAATACGGCGTCAATGACATCACAGTCGTTGGTGGTGCTACAAAATTGACCAATGGAAGATTAGATTCCAATCAATTCACGAGAGCGGCTGTATACCATGTGTTGGCATATTACATCTATCCTCGTTTAAGTTCGTTTGATCCAGATGGTGATGCCTTCAGAGAAAAAATGATGTATTACAAAGAAAAATTTAATGAAGAATTTGATTTGATACTTCGTGAAGGTGTTGCTTATGATTTGGATTCATCTGGAACTTTCAGCGACGCAGAGAAACAAACATTTTATCAAGGTAGGTTGATTAGATAATGTCTGCAAGAGAAAACATAGCAAAAAATATTGAGAACCAATTAAAGAACATGACGAACCCTGCCCCTGGCAAGGTCTCAAGAGTTTTCTTTGATGTGCAGAAACTTGCCATCACACAATTCCCTGCCATACTGATAGTGACTGCGAATGAAAGCAGAGAAGACTTTGGTATGGATCTCAGAAGAGGAACTATTTCATATGAACTTCGTGGTTATGTCAGAGGCACAGAAGTTGATACCCTAAGGAACAATCTGGTAGAAGAGATAGAAGAAACATTAGAGAAATCAAGAAACAGAGATATATCTCTGTTAGATTCAAATATTCACAGCGTCACGACACACATAACCAACATAGAAGTAGTTGAAAGAGAACTTCCGTTGGGTGAAGTTGTTGTAACTTGTGAAGTAACCTATTCATACAAGAAAGGAGTCTTATAATGGCTATAGAAATGTGGAAAGGACAAGTTTCAGAAATCGTTGACAATAAAATTGTTCAACAACGACTGAAAGACGGTTGGACCTTTGAACCGTCGAAACCACAATTGGAAAAAGTTTTGAGAAAGCCTCGTGCTACACTCAAAGCAAAACCAGTTGTAAAAAAACAAACAATTGATGATCTTCCTGGTCCGGAAGATTTAAACTTAAAAATAGAGGAGTAAGACAATGGCTTTAAACACGACAGTATATACTGGTGAGTCTGGAGTTGTTGCATTTGATGTTGGCGGCTCTGCTAGTAATTTAGCAAGTGTTAGATCTTTCAGTGTAGATCAAGAGACAGCGGCAATTGAATGCACTACGACAGGTGACTCTGGTAGACAATACAAAGCGGGTCAAACACAATTCTCAGGATCAATGGATCTTTATCAAAGAGATTCAGATGCAGGACATTCTGCATTGTATTCTGCGATCGGTGCCGCACCTGCCACTATTGAGTTATACCCTTCTGGAAAAGAAAACGGAATCAAACTATCAGGTGAAGTGATCATAACTGGTCATTCACTATCAACTACTTTTGATGGCATGGTTGAAGTTTCAGTTACTTTCCAAGGTGTGGGAACATTAACTAAAACAACAGTGGCATAATAAGGAGATAATTGTTATAATGTCAAGAATAACATTATCACCCAACGCGAAAACGGTGACTGCTAGCCTATCAAAAGATGTAGGCAAGATAGTTGACCAAATATCCAAAGACTTGTTCACGGCGATTAAAAATAAAACACCCGTGGCTTCAGGTCGTGCTAAACGAAGTTGGAGATTGAAAAAATCTTCAAAAAATAGATACAGCATCTCGAACAAGGTGCCTTATGCTACTCGTTTAGATGGTGGATATTCAAACCAGGCCCCTAAAGGAATGACACGACCGTCCTTGAGGGAGGTTGCAACAAAGTATAGGAGATAAAAATGCAAAGAGCAACAGACAATATCGTAAAACACTATCAAAATCAAATCAATGGTGATTTACAAAAACTTCATGTTGAAGAATGGGATATGGACATCTATTATAGACACACATATTCATTCCAGGATGAAGCAAAAATAGTAGAACTACAAGCCAAAGGTCTAGTAGTGGACGCACTTGTGCAAAGTCTAATAGTCAAAGCCAGAGATAAAAATGGCAAGAGAATATTCCAAGACTTGGACAAGACGAGACTCATGACTGAGGCTGATCCTGCTGTAATCACGAGAGTCGCAGGGCACATCAACAATGCCAACCAAAGACTCACGATGGAGCAGGCACAAAAGGAATAACAGCCAACCCTGAGTTGAGACTGCTTATGATGTTGGCCGATAGACTTAAGAAAAGTCTTGAGGAAGTAACGCAGTTATCAGTGTTGGAAATTGATTTATGGTTAGGTTACATAGCCATAGAACACGAGGCTACCAACAAGCAAATGAAACAAGTGAGGACGGCTAAAGATGGCTACAAACGCAAACCTTAATGTAGATGTTAAGGTAAAAGGTAAACAGCAACTTGATGGTCTTAACAGATCATTGGGTGGATTAGGATCAGCGGCTAAACTGGCCACTGGTGCCTTGGCGGCTATTGGAACAGGTAAACTTTTAAAAGGTTTTGTTGATGTTGGTAGAGAAGTTGAACAATTAAATTTAAGATTTAAATTCTTATTTGGTTCAGCGGAAGAAGGTGCCAAGGCATTCAAGACATTAAATGATTTTGCCGCAACGGTTCCTTTCTCACTGGACGAAATACAAGCCGCATCAGGAAACCTCGCTGTTGTCTCTAAAGATGCAAATGCACTTGGTAAAAATTTACAATTAACAGCAAACATTGCCGCGATATCAGGACTTTCATTCCAACAAACTGGAGAACAATTACAGAGAGCATTATCAGGTGGTATAGCGGCGGCAGATATCTTTAGGGAAAGAGGTATCACAGCACTATTGGGTTTTGAACAAGGTGCGAAAGTTTCAATCGAAGAAACAAGAAAAAGATTAATAGAATTATTTGGTGAAGGTGGTGAATTTGGAAATGCCGCGGATCAATTCGCTGGCACACTAACTGGAACATTGTCAATGATAGGTGACAGTTTCAGAAAATTCCAAGAAGCCACAGCACAAGGATTTTTTGAAGAACTAAAAACACAATTTGGAGACCTCGATCAATTCTTAAAAGACAATGAAAAACAAATTCAAATCATAGGTGCCTCACTAGGTAACTTCCTTGCTAAATCTGCCAGAGCGGCAGGCACAGCAGTAGGTTTCGTAAAGGACAACTTCTCAACATTATCAGCCGTATTTGCAGGTATCATTGCTTTGAAGATGGCATCTACATTATTCAATATAGCAAGAGGACTTGCATCTATTCTTGTAGTATCTAGATCATTGACAGCATTATCAGGTGTAGGTTTAGGCCTTACCGCAGTATCTATAGCCGCAGGTTTGACCGCAAAAGCGGAGATTGATAAAATTTTTGAGGATCTAGAAGGTGCTGTAAATGATTCAGTAGAAGCAGGTAAGAAACAGGTCAATGTGTTTGATGACACCAATCGTGAATTGGGCATCATGAAGAATCAATTACAGTTAGTTACAAAAGCCACAGGCGAAAACACCGAAGCAACTAGAAAAAGCGGAGAGATGATGGACAGTCATGTTGAAGCATTTGAAGAAGCAAGAACAATGTTCAAGAGATACACAGACTCTCTGGGACAGTTGGGTGAAACAGATCTAGAAAGATTTACAAGACAGAGAAATGAAAGACTTGCCAAACTCGACAAAGAATATTCTACATCATTAGGGATGGAAAAAGAATATCAAAAGGCAAAGAAAGACATAGAAGATGAGTTTGCGAGAAACAGAGAACAATTAAGACAAAAAGAATTAGCAGATGAGAGAAGAGCATTAGATGAAAGATTAAGACATATTCAATCTGGCAATGCCAAAGAAGCATACAGCACAGAAGTATCACAGAAAGATGCCGCAAGAGTTACAATGGAACAGGGCAAGAAAACTTTGGATGTGCTGGCCACACAAAATAAAAGATTTTTTGAATTACAAAAAGCAATCAAGATAACAGAAGCAATACAAAACACATATCTTGGTGCATCGAGAGCCTTAAGTGCTCTACCACCACCATTCAACTTTATTGCGGCCGCATTGGTTACCGCACAAGGTTTTGCACAGGTGGCGGCGATAAGATCACAAAGTTATCCAGGCAGGGACAAGGGTGGAACCGTTGTTGGTAATCAACCTTACATGGTTGGGGAATCCGGCCCAGAATTGGTAATTCCTGGTAGAACCGGCACAGTGGTTCCCAATGATAAATTGGGTGGAACTGGTAATCAGGTAAATGTCAATTTCACAATCAACGCGATAGATACCAGTGACTTCAATGACTTATTGGTTGATAGGAAAGACATGATAGTTGGTATGATAAATCAAGCATTAACTGAAAGGGGACAGAGAAGTCTGTTAGCATAAAAATATGAGCGGAGCATTTCCAAACACAAAGGGTTTTTCAACATTAAATTGGACGAGCAACCAAGTCAATAGGATGACCATATCTGTGTCAGGTAAGAGACAGGTAGCCAATGTTGGTGATTTTGGTTGGTCATTCACATTATCATCACCTCTAATGAGTAGGGCAGATTTCATGGCCGATTATGCCTTCCTGATGAAACAGAGAGGTGGTTTAGAAACATTCACAATAGTGCCACCAACCATAGGTTCAGCATTGGGCACAGTGGCAGGAACGGTGAATGTTAGTTCTGCATCCAGCACAGATCCAAGTTATGGCCCAAACATAGGATCGACAGCAGTAGGAGTTTCAGGCGGGTCGGGGACATTCAAAGCAGGTGATCTAATCAAGTTTTCAGGTCACGACAAGGTTTACATGGTAACCAGCGATTGCAATCTTGATGGTTCATCAATTGACAGACTTGAATTTGAACCTAAACTTAGAGCGGCAGTGGGTGGAAACACAATAACATATGACAATGTTCCAATAAAAGTTTATCTCGACGAGGATGAGGTAAGTTTCAGTGTAGGAATAGACAATCTATATCAGTATAGCATAAAGTTACGAGAGGAGATCTAAAGTGCCAAGAGATATCTTGAATGATACCCTTAGAACTAAACTCCAAGGAACAAATTTATATGTGGCTGATTTGATTGAATTACAATTATCAACCACACAATATCTTACTTCTGCAGAATTTGATCTTCAATTTGATAGTGCCACAGCACCAGATACAGGAAACAACACTTACCTTGCACAAGGACAATTTTTAAATTATTCTGACATC